TACTATGCAAGGCAGGCGCGGACTTTATCAAGGTTGGAATCGGCCCCGGAAGTGCATGCACGACACGCAAGATGACCGGAGTAGGGTTTCCACAGTTCTCAGCAGTCCAGATATGTGTAAAAGAAGCACGACAAATCCCAGGACTGTCGGGAATAGTCGCGGATGGTGGGTGCGTACATCCCGGTGATGTCTCCAAGGCATTTGCCGCAGGAGCACAGATGGTCATGCTCGGAGGAATGCTAGCAGGCCACGATGAAGCTGGTGGATGGGTGTTCGATTACACCACAAATACAATGATTCCTACATTTTACGGCATGGCATCAGAGCATGCGATGCAGACACACTACAACCAACGGAATCATTATCGTGCAGCAGAAGGCAAGCGAGTTGTTATTGAACCAAAGGGTCCAGTAGAAAATACTGTGCGAGAAATCATGGGCGGTGTTCGTTCGGCATGTACTTATGTTGGCGCAAAGAATCTTGATGAACTTTCTAAGAATTCAGGTTTCATCAAGGTAAATCGCCAGTACAATACTGCCTTCGGAGACTAATATGAACATTTTCGTACTACATCGTGATGCACTAGTTGCTGCTAGTCATATGTGTGATGCTCATGTGATTAAGATGATTCTTGAAAGCGCACAAATGCTTTCAACTGTTCATCACCTATACGATAATCCATACAACCTCCCACTCTACAAGAAGTGTTTTGTCAATCACCCATGTACTCTTTGGGTTGCCGATAGCAGCCAAAACTACAACTGGTTGGCGGAGCATGCGTATGCGCTTTGTAACATCTATCGCAACCGTTACGGTAAGACTCATAAGAGCACTGATCTCATCTTCAAGATGATATTTCAATATCCAGAACTACCGAATCGTGGTCTGACAAATTTTGCACAGGCCATGCCCGATAAATACAAAGTCTTTGGCGATCCAGTACTTGCATATCGTAAGTACTATGTTGGTGAAAAGAGTAGGTTTGCAAAATGGACTTGCAATCCTACTCCAGAATGGTATATTACAATGCTAAAGGAGAATGAACATGAGCGAAGTGAAGATTTTGCGACTAACTAGCGGCGAAGAACTGATTGGTAAGGTTACTCAATCGGATTATTCTTATAACATCAAGAAGGCTTACATTTTAATTCCTATGGGCCAAGGTCAGATTGGCTTTGCGCCATACATGCCATACACCAAGGCTGAAGATGGAATTGATATTCCTGACATTCATGTAATGTTTGCCTTGCACCCAATGATTGAGATGGAGAATCAATACACTTCTGCTATCAGCGGTCTAGTTACTGCTCCAGCAGGAATGAATAAGATTCTTGGTGCAGGGCTGAAGCTTTCTGAGTAAAGTTATGTTCCCGTAGCTCAATTGGATAGAGTTTGGCACTTCTAATGCTAAGGTTACAGGTTCGATCCCTGTCGGGAATGTTTATCCAGCGGCGTGGTAGGAACACGCGGTGTTGAGAAGACTCGCGCTAGTGTAAAACGGTTTACTTTAATTGACCGATAAAGCTAGGAAATGGGTGCAAATCCCATATGGATTTTTGGAGATTGGTGTAACGGTAGCACAACTGACTCTGACTCAGTTTGTCCTAGTTCAAATCTAGGATCTCCAACGAGGATGTAACTCAATGGCAGAGTGTGACCCTTCCAAGGTCAATGTTGCGGGTTCAAGTCCCGTCATCCTCTTTATGTCAACATTAGAAGAAGAAATTTATGCGTTGCAAAGGTGCAAAGAATTCATTTACAGTCTTCTTGACCCAAAACAAACACCAAAAGTACCAAAAGAAATTCGTGAAAAAGCACGAAATGTGGTAAAACATTATCCTTTGGTGGTTGATGTTTTCGTAGAGAAGTACTATAATGAGAAGATAGTCGGGTCAAAGGCGACTACTTATGATTATTCCCAAATTGAGCGCGAAATTAAACGATACTTTGATGCAGATGATGCCGATTTGCCTAGAGATGGAACGGCAGAAGAAGCATGTAAGTCTAATCTTCCACAAGAATAAGCTTGTTTCAATCGGAACTAACCAATTCAAGACCCATCCACTTGCTCGTAAGTACGGATATGTCATTGATTGTGTTCATTCTGAGCTAGATGCGTACAATAAGCTGTCAAAATCACTTAAAAGAGGCGAAAAGAGGTTGAAATTGATCAATTTTCGTATGAACAGGTTTCACCAACTAAGAAATTCCAAGCCGTGTAAGAAGTGTTTGTCGTGGTGTGTTGACTTCTTTGAAGAGATTTGGTATACTGATGATGAAGGTTTTCAAGAATTGGAGATTTAAATGTATAAACATGGCGAAAAAATTGTAAATTCTGAGAATAGCCGTCCTTGCACTGTTGTTGGCTCACAAACCTCACGGGCAAAGGACAAGAAGGGTATGATTTACGAAGAAACTGAGTATTGTGTCCGCTATGAGGATGGCTCAACGGACTGGATTTCAGCAGAAAGCGCAAAGAAGCTTTTAATCGACTAATGGCATACCGCATTCACATCGATATCCCCCTCGTAGTCTCCTGCCAAGAGGAGGCTGTAATCGCCACCAAAGCCATTATGCAGAGTCTAGCCTCCCCAGAGGCCCTACAGTCTGTAAAGGCTCACAGCGGCACACAGGTCAACTATCGCCTTGGGGACGATACTGACCGCCAGAAGAGCAATTATTTGGTTTTGACTCCTTCTGGGCATGTTACTAACCAAAAATGTAAAATTCTCTTGACAGAAGAGGAACCATTAGTAGAATGATGGTGTAACAGGGAACGACAAAGCACAAATCGTTCCGCCCTAACGGGAAAGCGAGTACTAGATCGCTGGCACATTTGGGAGGGATCCCAGTTCCAAATGGTGCTAAAATTTGGGTAGGTAGTTCAATCGGCAGAACCTTCCGCTTATAACGGCAGATGTGTGGGTTCGATCCCCACCCTACTCATTGGAGACATAAGTATGATTATGACTGAAGAAGATAGAAAAATTGTACTAACTCTCAAGGATGAGATTGAAAAGATCAAGGTCAATATGATTCTGGAGAATAAAAAGATTGACCAAATTGTTTCAGTTTTAACTAAAATTATTCAAAAGGAGAATAATAATGCATAATTTTATGAATGTTTTTACTTACCGTTCGCTTGCTATTTTTACCGGATTTGCTGCTTTGATTCTACACCTTGATAACGCAAAGGCTCCACTTGTTTGGGCATTTGTTAGCCTTACCGTTTTCCTGCTTATTGCAGAAATTCATCTGCTCTCAAAGAAAATCTGCGATCTTGAGCGTAGCCATGCTGACAGAACTACACAAGATCGTCTTGATGATATTCGTTGTAGTTTGCAGCAACAGGCTTATGCCATTAATGAGCGTATTGACAATTGTTCAAACAGTGTTTGTAAGGCAAAGAATCGCCTCTGAGCTAGTTAGTTAATTTATTTTTAAAAACCCCCCGGCTCCAGCGGGGGGTTTTTTCGTATAAATAGCTACATGGACACATTTCATTCAGCTAAAATAATTTCGTTAACTTCTGGTACTGGTATCAATAAAGAAACACTAGGGAACCATAAGGCAGTAACAATAAGTGCTCCAACATCAGCGATGGGGGTTACACTTGACTTTGTATCAAGTGATGGCACTCTAAATACTGGTCACATAAGCATAGCAGCAAGCACTACCGTAGATCTACCAACAAGAGTTTATGGTTTAACAGCAAATCAGGCTGGATCTATTATTGTATATAACTGATGTTACATCTGTCTAAATTCTTGAGTGAGAGCCTTACTCTTCAGTATCACTCCGAACTTAATCCTAAGTTCTGGGTAAATATTTTTCTCAAGGATGAAGTCCGTAAACAGCTAATTGAAATTGCCAAAGAATGGCTAAAATTTGCTGAAGTACCGATCAGCGCAGTTGAGGATATAGTCCTTACCGGGGGAAATGCAAATTTTAACTATACCGATGATTCTGATTTAGATGTTCATATAATTCTAAATCCAAAAAAAATTCCAAATTGCTCTGGTGAGGAATACTTCAAAGATAAGAAATTGATCTGGTCTTTAACACACGATATCGAAATATATGATACAGAAGTTGAAGTATATGCCCAACTTGGACAAGTAAAAATTCCTGACAACCAGGGAGTCTATTCCCTAAAGACTGGAAAATGGATCGTAAAACCAGAGAATCTAAAGCTTGATTTTGAGCATGACGATCTGCTCAAGAAAAAGATAGAAGATGCTATCTATGAAATAGAGCATGCTCTCCAGAATACCACTGATAATAAAGCAGCAGAAAAGCTTTTGGAGAAGTTTCAGAAGATGAGAAAGCATGCCATCGAAAAAAGCGGAGAGTTTACTCAAGAAAATCTTGTATTCAAAGAACTCAGAAACCGTGGCTATATTGATAAAATTAGAGAATTTATTGTTAAATTGACTGATAGAAGATTGTCAATTTAAGACATCAATAAGGACGAAGAATTAGTAGTACTGTTCTGTACAACTAATCTAATAGTTCCACCCTTTCCAGGGGAATTTAAATTTTCATAGTAGAATACTACTGGTAAACTTAAATCTATTGTTAGTAACGTGAAAGCATTATCTCTTCCAGGAGTACCATTTGTAGAATAGTTTTCGGTTAGAAGATATTTTGATGTTACATTATTTTTTATTCTAGTAAAAACTAGTTGTGCTGGAGGACTAGTAGAGTTTGAATTATGCCCTTGATAGAAAAGATATGTTTTTCCTATTATTAGGTTTAGCTGAGGTGCTAAGGAGTCGTTTAGTATAAAGCCAGAAGATCCATATTTAACTGAAAAAATATTATCATAAATAACGCTTGAACCAGCACCAGTTTCAACCACAGAGACATTTGAACAATTTCCAGAATATCCCCATGTAGATGTTATTTCTGTATCAGAATATCCGAAACGTCTTAAATATCCTTGAAGTTCATTTTGATTTTCAAAACAATCTAGTATAATTCCATTTTTATCAAAAACGTTTGCAGATCCGTTCAAAGTTAAATCTGATGTTAATAATTCAGATGTTGCATTTCCTCTAGTATAAACGTTTATTGTAGTCCAAACACCAATTCTACTATCGTTAACTACAGGTTCTTTAACAAATATGAATTCTTCACCATCAGAAGATACTTCTACTTTTTCTACATTTAATCTGTCAACATTTGCTGTGTTTCCAGCATAGGATATTTCAACTAAATCGTCTTCATATAGACCAAGTTTAGTTACTTCCCCTTCGTTAGTAACAGATTTAATTATGTAAGCAATATCTCCTGTAAATCCTGTGTTTAGATCTAGTTTTGGTGGATTTACAAAATATTCATTTTCGTATCTGTATTCTGCATTGTTTATACTCGTCGCAGAAACAACAGTTGTTAGAATTATATTATTTCCGGTAGTTCCGTCGAACTGATAAACGCCATTTATATTTGATGTTATTCCATCTTGTTCTTTTACATAATAACCATTAGAAACAGAAAAAGTATTTCCATTTGTTATGCCTTGTAAAAAAATTTCTAGAAGATCTAAATCATCTGTGCTTACTGTTTGTGAATAATCAAATATTGCTTTACCAAAGCCATTATAATAATAAACTAGAGGGCTTGATGTTAGTTCTTTACCAATAAGATCAAAATCCGAATAGGAATTTACAATATTGATACCATAAGAACTAAAAGTCTTGGTAAAAACAATGTTGCTATTTTTTGCCATCTTATCTTGCTATAAAGTAAATATATTGACCTGTACTACCACCGCCACTCTTGGCAAAGAGTTTATTCATATTCGAAACTTCTAAGAATATTTCTTCTCCTGCATCAAGAGGGTATCCGTAGGTACATCCAGATTCGCCAATAAACACATATTGGGTGTTTGTAGGATATGATTTTAGATTGACTCCCTTGGCACAAGTAAAGCCACCAGGATACATGCCAGTAGCAGTTGTAGTGGCTGTAAACAGACCTGTAAGTAGTGTGCTAGGTAAAGTTTCTGAGTTTACGGTTACTTTGGCAGTACCAGCAGTTAGTAAAGTTTCTATTGCACCAATTCTAGAGGTGAATGTTGCACCAGAAATTCCAGAATTGTTAATTGTGGTAAGTAAAGATTCAAGAGTTACACCAGTAATACTAACTGGTGTACCAGTAGATCCTTGAATATAAACTGGACCAGTTCCGGAGTTATAAATGGCAACTGCTGGGTTTACATTTGCAGTTAAGGTGATTGGTGCTCCAAGGACCTGAACCATTAGGGCTGGGCTACCACCTCCGTTGGAAACACCAGCAATCAAGTTGGTCGTAGGATCAAATAGACGTACATAAGCACCGCTGGTAGCCCCTGTAGGACCTACTCCAATTGTTTTAATTATGAAATCACCACTGGTTAGTTTACTATCCATATTCGCTGTGTCAGCAAGTATGTCAATTAGTAAAGTATTACCAGCTTGATCTTGAGTTAGAACTGCATTATTAAGACCTGAACCATTTACTTTTAGAGAAGTTCCAGTATAATTTACTACTGGTACGGATCCTCCAGTACCACCACCACTAATACTAGCATTTGTATTTAATGTTACACCAGTAGATGCTAAATAGGTAGGAAGTGGATTTGAAGTAGTTATTCTGTTTGCATCGCTGGTGTTTCCCCAGACTAGTTTAAAGAGCTGAACATGAGATGTAGCCCCGTAAGAATCAATAACGAAGTCTGTGGAAATGGTGGCAGTGGCTCCACCAGCAACATTGATCTGCAAATTTGCGTCATTTACGGGCATAATATCTCCAGTTTAATCTAACTATATAGGGTATTCTTTATGCTTATCGAACCAACATTTAAAAACCAATTTTCTAAGTTAGTAATAGATTATGTTTCAAAACATAATTCTACTTATATGGACGCTATATTAAAACTCTCCGAAGACTATAATATGGAACCACAAGGAGCATCTAAGCTTCTAACAAAACCAATAATCGAAAAACTAGTCGAAGAGGGAAGAGATATGCACCTTTTACCCAAAAAGGCCAAACTTCCCTTTTGACTAATCACCAGACTTTGGTATACTACACCATCGGCCAAGGGAGTTCCTTGGGAAAAATTTAAGGAGACTATATGTCATTTAGCGATTTTAAGAAGCGTTCAAAGTCCAGCATTGAAGATCTTACCAAGAAGATCGAAGACCTAAATAAGACTGCCGATTACAAGGATGATCGGTTCTGGAGGCCAGAAGTTGACAAGGCGGGTAACGGCTATGCCGTCATTCGTTTTCTTCCAGCTTGCGAAGGTGAGGATATTCCTTGGGTCAAGGTTTACTCACACGGATTCCAAGGTAAGGGTGGCTGGTTGATCGATAATTGCCCAACCACGCTTGGGTTGAAGTGTCCTATATGCGAATCCAATAGCGAACTTTGGAACAGCGGTGTCGAAAAGGACAAGGACATTGCCCGTAACCGTAAGCGTAAGTTAACCTACACCAGTAACATTCTTGTTATCAGCGATCCTTCAAACCCCCAGAACGAAGGTAAGGTTTTCCTCTTCAAGTATGGCACAAAGATCTTCCAGAAGATCCAAGAAGCCATGCAGCCTCAGTTCAAGGACGAGGAAGCCATCAACCCGTTTGACTTTTGGAAGGGTGCTAACTTCAAGCTGAAGATTCGTAAGGTGGCTGGTTACACCAACTACGACAAGTCAGAGTTTGATGGTGCTACTGAACTCTACAAGGGTGATGACGAAAAGCTTGAGAAGTTGTGGAAGACTCTATACAAGCTTCAGGACTTTGTTGCTCCTGCGGAGTTCAAGTCATATGACGAACTCAAGAAGAAGCTCAACGATGTTCTCGGTGGTGACATTCGCAGCGTTGCCCCTTCCGCAAAGAGAGCGGAGGACGAGGACGAAGTAGTTGAGGTGGTTCCTGCTCGGAAGGCTCCTAAGCCTGAAGAGAACGAAGATGCGCTTGAGTACTTCAAGCGACTAGCTAAAGAAGATTAAAAAATTCAATAGTCAGTTTCTCATAGCCCTCCAAGTTGGAGGGCTATTTACTTTATTAAAGAACTGATCAAGATCTTCTGAATATCCAGATTTTATATTTATTGGAGTATTTTTATTTTTTAATACTGATTGTGTTTTTTCTAATCTAACACTTTGATTTCCAGAGACAAATTCTTTAAATTTATCAAGATTTGTCTGCAACATTTCAATTTTTTCATTTACTGAATTTTTTGATTTGTATAAAATTTTATTACTTTCATTGATAAGTTCATCTGCTTGAGTAGGTGTTTCCACTGGTGGTAATAAATCTTTAGTTGTTAACTGTGGAGTTTCTTGATCTATATTTTCTGGCAATAAATCATTCGTTGTTGTTGACTCAGATTCTACTTTTTCATCTAGTGGAATTAAATCTTTAGTTGTTAACTGTGGAGTTTCTTGATCTATATTTTCTGGTAATAGATCGGAAGTGGAGATCTGTTCTACTTCTTTTGCATCTTCCTGTGGCAACAAATCAATAATAGAAACTTGTTCTGTTTGTTGATCTATATTTTCTGGTAATAGATCGGAAGTGGAGATCTGTTCTACTTCTTTTGTATCTTCCTGTGGCAACAAATCAATAATAGAAACTTGTTCTACTTCTTTTGTATCTTCCTGTGGCAACAAATCAATAATAGAAACTTGTTCTGTCTGTTGAGCTGTTTCTTCTGGTAATAGATCGGAAGTGGAGATCTGTTCTACTTCCTGACTATCTTCTTGGGGTAACAAATCAATAATAGAAACTTGTTCTGTTTGTTGAGCTGTTTCTTCTGGTAATAGATCGGAAGTGGAGATCTGTTCTACTTCTTTTGTATCTTCCTGTGGCAACAAATCAATAATAGAAACTTGTTCTACTTCCTGACTATCTTCTTGTGGAAGTAGATCTACTGTAGAAACTTGTTCTACTTCCTGACTATCTTCTTGTGGAAGTAGATCTACTGTAGAAACTTGTTCTACTTCCTGACTATCTTCTTGGGGTAACAAATCAATAATAGAAACTTGTTCTACTTCCTGACTATCTTCTTGGGGTAACAAATCAATAATAGAAACTTGTTCTACTTCCTGACT